TCTTGCTCCAGCCTCCATTTACGCAGTCCTGCCAGCGTGTCTTGCGTATTGGAAGGCATTTGAATAGTTTGTCCCACCAATAGATTACCTAGTCAAGCGAGGGTTGGCAATAAAAAGCCCCGGTATTTCACGGGGCTAATAGCTTCTGAGTTACCGGATTAGCCGGCCTTGAAGGGGTTGGCTCCAGTGAGAAGTCGGCTGATGTCAAAGCCTTCGGCCTTGGCTTCAAGCCAGGCGGCATCAATGTGCTCTTGGCTGCCCTTCTTGCGGGGAACAGGGCGGACGGTGTACTCGGTGAGCAGGCCGCTGCCCTTCTTGCTGATCGTGAAGTCCCACTCCAGCAGGTTTTCGTAATCCTCCATCTGGGAGATCTGGTCGATTTCCTTGAGGATGGACTTTTGGGTGATCTGCAGGACTTGGACTTTGCCGGACTCGTAGTTGTAGACCGGGCAGGCAATGGCGAACTTCACGTCGGCGGTGCCGGGGCCGCCGCGGCCTTCGCGGGGCTCGAACTCGCCCATCTCACGAATTACATCGTCGTAAGTGGGCTCGTAGTCGAAGCGGAAGGGCTTGGAGGCGCCGTTGGCTTGGCCCCAGCTTTCGTAGAACTCCAGGGGTTCGTCTGTAAGGAGGGCGAACCGCACGGAACCGCCGTCAGGCAGCTTGCTGAGGCTGAGGTAGCCACCGCCGGTGCTATTTGACGTAACAGCGGCAGAGGCTTGCTTGGAAAGGAAAGGCATTGGTGTTTCCGGTGTTTTGGTGGTCGCCCGGGGGCAACGTGCAACACACTAACACGGGATTGACGCCGCGGCTAGCCTAGTAAAACGCCCCAACCGCGGAAGGCGGCCAGGGCGCGTGTAACACAACACTGTAGGAGTCTAACAAAGTGTCTCGTAAGACGCAAGAACTGCTGGATTTTGTGCGCCAGCTGCCGGAGGGCATGGCCTACGCACCCATTTACTGCGCTGGCAGCAAGCTCCAGTCCGGTAAGGAGTCAAAGGGCAAGGCGCCGCTGGAGCGCAGCCACCATCAAGTGTTGAATCCGGCTGACGTTGCTCTGCAGATTGAGCGGCGGCCTGATGTGTTCCAGGCGGTTGGGGTTTTTACCGGGGCTCGCAGCGCGGGACTCGTGATTCTCGACGTGGATCGCAACCTTTCCCGGCTGTTGAAGAAATGGGGCGAGACGCTGGAGGGGGCGCCGAAGGTCACCAGCACCAAGGCCAACGCGGCGAAGTATCTATTTCGCGTCCCAGAGGCCCTGTGGGGCGATGTGAAAGGTTTTGGGCTGTCGGATACCGGCGCGGGTTATGAGGTCCTCTGGGGCCGTCAGGGGCTTCTCTACGGGGCTTATCCGGGCTCCAGTGATGGGAAGGCGCCGGCGGGTGAATACGGCTTTGAGGGCGATCTGGAGGCCATCCCAGAGGCTCCAGCGTGGTTGCTGGCGGAGATGCGCGATCACGCCGGTAAAGAGGTGGCTGATGGGGGCTTCATCAAGAACCGCAAGGCGCTGGATTTCTCGGATCGAGATCCGGCTGAGATTGCTGAGATTGTGCAGTCGGCGCTCAAGGTGATTCCGGGGCAGGGCGCTGGCAGCCGGGACCACTGGGTGAAGGTGGGGATGGCGATCCACAGCGAGTTGCCGACTGACCTAGGGCTAACGCTGTGGTCGGCGTGGTCTGCCGAAGATCCCGAATTTTCACAGGAATGGGCAGATACCAATCCCTGTGAGGAGGTCTGGAAGAGCTTTCGGAAGGGGCCGGTGAGCCTGGGGACGCTGTTCTGGATGGCGGACCAGCAGATGCCGGGCCGGTTGTGGCTGTCGGAGGATCTGCGGAAGGTGGTGGCCGATGTTGAGGCCGATAACGTCACCAGGATTCGCCAGGTCGTCATCACTTACGCCGAAGTGATTCGGCGGGCGAAGGAGATCCAGCAGATTCAGAACCCGGCTGAGGCGGCCCACGCCATGAACGTGCTGGCGTTGGAGGCTGGCTATCGGGATGCCGGGGCGCTGGAGCGGCTGCTGATTGCTCAGATGCAGTTCGAGCAGCAGGATGACGAGATGGCCATGTCGAGCCTGCTGGATAAGGATCTCAACTTTGAGTACCTGATCCCGGATCTGTTGCCGTGCCCGGGGACCGTGATGATCCACGGCGCTGGTGGTGATGGCAAATCAATGTCGGCTTGGACCATCGCCAAGCACGTTGCACGCGGGATTCCGTTCTCAGTGCGGGGTGATCTTGTGCCAGTGCAGTCCGGCCCTGTGCTGATCCTTAACGGTGACCAGAGCGAGGTGCAGGTTCAGCAACAGATGCGGGATCTGGAGTTCCAGCGCACTGATCCGGTGACAGTGGTGATGGGGTGGGATCTGAACTGGTACTACCGCTTCGTCAAGCTGATCGAGAAGCACCGGCCCAAGCTGGTCATCATCGACTCGATCACCGGTTGTTCCAGGGGTTCGGCGTTCGATGAGAACAAGAAGGAGTTTGCGAGCCCGATCTACTGGTTGGCCAACAACAATGGGCGGCTTTTCCCGGCCTGCACGATCCTGCTAATTCACCACGCCAACAAGACCGGCGGGTTCCGGGGTTCCACGGCCATCAGGGACGCTGTGGATGAGGTGTGGGGCCTGCGGCGGCCCGATAAAAAGCAGCTTGAGCACACCGGTGCCAACAGTCGCCTGATCACCGTGGAGAAGTCCCGGACGGGGCGAGATGGTTCCACGCTGCTGATGAAGCTGGAGAACGACCTGACGTTCTCTCTGGCGGACTTTGTGGAAGGCGAGGGAAACGAGGGACCGGCCACTGTGGTGGATCGGGTGCTCCAGCGCCTCAGGGCCGTCTATCCGCGCTCTCTGAGCCGTTCTGAGCTGGCTGCGGACCCGCTGTGTGGTGGCAGTGTCACCGCCATTAAGAAGGCGACCCAGCGCCTTGTTTCCCGTGGTCTCGCAAGTGTCTTATATGAGACTCCAGAGAAGACTACGTACCAGGCAGTTACCTCGCGTGAAAAGACCCAAAAAACCTGTCCCCCCCTATCAGAAGCATTGGTATCACTGGAAAGTAAGGGGGGACAGGCTCTGGAGCTGTCCCCCCCTGTCCCCCTAACGCTGGAGGAGGGGGGACAACAGGGGGACAACCCAACCACCTGTCCCCCCTCACTCGCCAGTAATGCCAATGGATCTGACCAGGCGGGACAGCTTTTGGAGGTATCCCCAAGGCAAGAACGCACCATGGAGGAGCTGAACCAGCTCATGGCGGAAGCGGCCAAACTTTGGGACTAAACTTCCGCCACGGCAAAGGAGGGGGTTGCGGCCCCCTCCAATGCGTCGCCGCTCCAGCGGCCGCATAACCCCGTCGATCCTGCGTCCGGAGCCTGCTCCGGTGATCTTATGTCTGAACTGTCCAGCTACATCGCGCAATTTCCAGAACTGGAAGATCTGCGTACTGACCTTGCCCGCGACGAGCGCGGCTGGTACGCGTCCCAGCGAGCAGTGGCTCGTATTACCGGTTTACACCGCACAACCATCGATGAAGGTCTGCGGTCAGGGTGGCGGGTAGTTCAACCAAAAATGCTGAGATGGCTTGCGGCGCAAGGGATTAACCCGGCGGGTATCCAGCAGGAATGGTCTTCAGGCCAAATACGAGATAGCCATCTGGCGGCGCTAATCAGATATGCGGCTACCGAGTCGCTACGCCCGACGGCGGAAAGTAAGCGATGGATGCGCCTTATCGAAAGCGTTGGTATGCGTACCGCGCTTAATAAATTATTCGGTGTTTCCGATCTTTCTGAACGCGCAGCAGCACGTTTAGATCTTAGAAAAACACAAAAACCTCTCGTCGAAAAGTTCCAGCAGACGGGCGCAAACATTGCTAACGCACGATCGGAATTAACTAAAGCCGCTTTGGGTGAAAGACCGTGTGATTTAAAAGTACGTATGCAAAATGAGTGCCCTCAGACAAGAAAATCTGATGGCTGGCGAGACCGCGCAGATACCGAAAGCCTTTTGGTGATGCAGGCTGCTGAGGCTTTGGCGTCTATCTCCGGCGTAAGTGCTGCTATCGCTGGAGAGCAGACGCGCCAGATAGGAATGCAGGGCGATTGGAACGGAAAAGTTACTTTTCAGGACAGTAGATTAAACATTAAAGAAGCAGAAAAAGTTAACACCAACAAGCAACTTTCCGGTCAAAATGCAAAGAAGCTCCGACCTGACGCATAACGTGTCTAAGCCGCCTAACTTTTTCGTAGGGTTCATGCGGGTTGCCGCGTGGCTTATCTGGAGAGACACCGTGGCTAAACCTGAACCGCCTCAGCCGAAGCGTCCCAGGAAGCCAACCTTGGGTTACACCGTCGGTGATATCCCCTTCGATCTGCTGGCCGTCGTGCGCGTGCAGTGGTATCGAAGGGGCCGGGCCTACGAGGTTGAGGAGTACCAGATCGAGGAGTGCCCTGATGCCCACTCGCAGTTCCACTACATCGTTGGGACGGCGCTCAAGCAGGGCGCTGACGTCTGTGTTCTGACCCAGTACCAGCCGGAAGACCTGGGGGTTCCAGCGTGATACCGCCAGTGGTGGTGTTCGGGTTGACGTGGCTGCTGGGAATGCTGGCGGCCACGGTCTACCTGACCACATGGTCACATTAAAAATTGCAACAGCCCGGCTGGACGCCTAGCTGGCTGTGTGCAACAGTAAGGGCACGCCCGCAACGGCGTGCCTTTTATTACTGATTGACATGGACGATTTCACCTGCACCAAAGTCGACAACATCAAGCTCAGCCCGTGGTACTTCGCCGTCCACTGGGCCGGAATCCACCTTCAAGAGAGAATCGTTGATAGCGAGCGTCTCGGTATAGACCCGACCTACGACATGCTCCAGCTCCAGCAGCTTCAAGACCTGGAACAGTTCTTGAAGATGAGCTGGGACCAGTGGATGGATGGCATTGAAGCCCGCCAAACTGCTACGGAGGCCAAATGAGCCAGGTACTAGAAATTGAGGATCTGTGGTTTGAGGATGGCGGCACCCGCATTGTTGTTGATGCCGTTGTTGACGGCATGGTTGTGGTCATTCCGCAAAGCAACCTCTACCCGGCAGAGTGGGGGCCTGCCTTGTGCCGAGGCTCCTTCTACCTTCACGAAGAGGATCTGATCCCCGCCAGCGATGACGGACTCCGCAAACTCCTCTCCGAGCGAATTGACGACTGGGCCCCGCTCGACACGTCCGATTGGGACGACTGAAGCCCGAGAACTTCGGAACGAACCCGATTACGACGACTGGGAATACGGCACCGAGCCGATCCCCGGCGACACGCACTGGGTCCGCGCCAAAACGCTGACCCAGCTGTATCGTCACCTGATCTACGTGTTTGCCACCAGCGATACGATCTGCTCCAGCAGACTCGCCAAGCTGGCCATCCACGAGATTCTCAAGTTGCGTCTCACGGATCTCACCCGGTTACGCCACCAAGACCCCAGGTATTTCGCATGAACTTTGACTGGTACAACGATTACTATCGGCAGTCCCGGGGTTACGGCCCTGGTGAAATCGCCGATCTCTATCGGCAACCTGCTAAACCCTCCACCTCCGTTCCAAGGGAATTTCAAGGGCGTTTTGCGACGCCCGCTGAATACGACGCTTGGGTGCGTGAGCGTTGGAGCATTTACACCAACGGCTATTGATGACTGAAAACAATCTGGTTCCGTTCTACAGGTCCTTCCTGTTGAGCCAGACCGTCTACTTGGACAAGATCAAGGAGATGCCGCTTCGAGACCTGGAACTGCTCAACGTGGAAACGTTGGCGGCCCTCAACGAGGCTCGGCATAACTACGCCGCGATCGAGGACAAGCAAAGCGAGGACGCCAGCAATGAGTTTCGGCGCATGAAAATCGCCGGCTACTTCCAGGCTGCGCTCCAGATCGAGCTTTCTTCTCGCTGATCCTGTACTACACTCTCACCGTTCTACTGATGAACATGCACATCCTTTCTGACGAACAGTTCCAGCAGATTGTCACTGCCCTGGAGCACGCCTTCGTGGCTATCAACGCCTGCCAGCACGTTGAACTCGACGTGACCAAGCCGGCAATCGCACCAGCAGCCAAGGCTGTACGTACAACTGCCGTACAAACTCCGAAGTCTCAACCTAAGACTCGTGTGTCGCGCCGCAAGGCGAGGGCGGCGCTGACGGAGAAGAAGGTGCTGGAGATCAAGCGCCAGCTGCAGGCTGGTGGAAAGTCGGTCGCCAAGATCGCTAAGGAGTTTGGCGTCCACAGCACCACAATCAACTGCATCAAGTGGGGTAAGACGTGGAAGCACGTGACGCTCCAGCAGGATCAGCCCACCACGGTGGTGATCTGAGGTGTCGATCCTGTGTGACCACCAGATTGTGTCGCTGGTGCGGCGCAAACTGGTAAGCCCCTACGACCAGGAGATGGTGAATCCCGCGAGTCTCGATGTGAGACTCGGCGAGAACATCATGGTGGAGTCACCGTTGACTAGCCACTTAGTCCACCTCTCCATTGCGGGGCACACGCAGGAGGAACCTTTCTTGCTCCAGCCGCATGAGTTCATACTCGCGGAGACGTTGGAGGAGTTCCAGTTGCCTGACTGCATTGCCGGGCAACTGGCGCTCAAATCCAGCCGGGCTAGGGAGGGGATTGAGCATTTGCTCGCTGGGTATATCGACCCTGGTTACAAAGGACGGTTGACGCTGGAGCTGCAAAATGCACGCGCTATGCACCCAGTTGCTCTGTGGCCTGGGATGCGGATTGCACAGATTGTGTTCCACCGCATGTCGATGTTGCCCGGCAAAGACTATTCGATGACTGGCCGTTATCACGGCGATACCACCGTTCAGGAATCCAAAGGATGAGCGACTTTCAGTTCCAGGTCAGCGACGCGGTGCATCACCCCAGCCATTACACCGCCGGCAAAATAGAAGTCATTGACATCTTGGAGGATTGGGTCCAGCACGCGCCAGACGCTGTGGTTGGCTCGCTCCAGTGGCAATGCCTTAAATACCTAAGCCGGATGTGGCTGAAGAAGGATCCGCTGGAAGATGCGGAAAAGTGCCGGTGGTATCTGAACCGGCTGATCAACACGCTGGCGACCGAGGCTTATCGGGATGCGTGAGGCCAAGAGACCGCCGACTAGGACGTCGTTCCGGCAGGGTTCGATTCCGGGGACGGCGGTTTTAACACCGCAGAACGCGCTGGATTTGAGGCATCTTTATGCCTCCGGCACTTCGATTGCGGAGTTGGCCAGGGTGTATGGGATTTCGTACCAGCACGCTTGGTGCATCGTTAAAAACAAGAAGTGGAAAAATGCGGTGCGCCAGGTGTGATTTCAAGCGGATGGACGTGGATCGCACTTGCCGGGATACGGCGGAATCGATCTTGCGCCAGCGGAAATGCCCGCAATGTGGTCACAAGGTTTTTACGGTTGAGGTTGAGTTGCCCGATGGCGCAGCTCAACACACAAATCAGGGCGTGATGAGACGCCTGCCGGGATTTTTACGTGTTCGTTTTTTCTGATGCAAGTTCCAATTAACAGTCGCCGCTGCATCCAGTGCGGCAGTATCACCACCAATGCCGTTTACTGCTTTAAGTGTTATCGCTCCAGCGATGCAGGAAAAGCTGAGCTGCGGTTGCAGCATTTGCTGAAAAAGCACAAGCCGTTGCCGGATGGCGGGGAGTGCCGGACCTGTGTGCATTGGTATCACCGTTGCACGCTGGGGATTCCTGAGGGTGGGACGGAACTGGCTGCGCTGTGTGCGGCCAAAGAGCTTGACGGTGTGTTAGAGTAATACAGAACACGCCTTACCCGGCATGAACATTCTTCAGGGGATCGAGCACCTGCACACGCTCGACGGCGCCAGCTTTGTGGCGTTTGATGTGGAGACCACCGGGCTCCAGCCGAAATTTGGTGGTCTGCGGTTGCTGCAGCTGGCCACATTTAATCAATCACCAGTTGTACTCGACTGCTGGCAACTAAACGATGAAGACTGGATCACTCTGGAAGAGTTTTTCAGTAAGCAGCGTATGTGGATGGCGCACAATGCCGTGTTCGATCTTGGTTGGCTTCAAGAGCACGAGATTTATCCGATGGGCGAGGTTGTATGTTCGATGCTTGCTAGTCGGATTCTTACCAACGGAATGGCGAATGTAAAACATGGACTTCAACATGTTGTTAAAAGATATTTAAAGTATGAAATCTCTAAAGAAGAGCAGAAAAGCGATTGGTCTGGAGATTTAACTACTAGTCAGTTGGAGTATGCGGCAAAGGATGTAGTTGTACTTACAGAATTATATAAACCGATGGCAGACACAATGAGTGATGCGGTACCTCCTCTGATACCTGCTTGGCGTCTAGAGTGCAAAGCATTGCCCGCCATGGCGCAGCTTTGGCGTACGGGACTGCCTTTCAACAAAAAAGATCTTGAAAAACTTATAGAAGATCTGGATATTGAGCACCACGAAGTCGGTGAACAGTTTATCGAAGATTTTGACGCTGCTTTGCCGGAGCACGCTAAGTTGCATCGAGGTTTGGATGGTAAGTTGCTGTACCAAACCAAACCTGGGCCTAAAGGCAAAAAGCCTGATCCTCAAGTCTTTAACTTAAATAGTCCTACGCAGTTGCTAGTTAAATTTACGGCTTTACTTGGTGAGGCGCCTGTAGATACAAAAACCGAAAAGAAAAGTGCCAGCAGGTCAGCACTACAGGAATACATCGGTGATCACAAAGTTATTGCTGATTATCTGCGGTGGAAAAAAGTAGAGAAGCGTAGACAAATGGCAGAAACATTACTAAAAAACCTTTCTAGTGATGGATTTATTCGTGCTAGTTATTTACAACTGGGAGCAGATACGGGACGGATGAGTTGTATGAGTCCCAACTTGCAACAAATACCGCGGGATCAGCGCTTTCGGGCTTGTGTGCAGGCACCAACTGGTTGGCGACTGGTTGTAGCGGACTATGGACAGATGGAATTGCGGCTGGCGGCGGCAGAAGCTCAAGATCCTCTTATGACTCAGGTGTTCCAGCAGGGGAAAGACCTGCATACGATTACAGCGACGCAAATTTACGGGGTCAAGGAAGAAGATGTTACAAAAGAGCAGCGACAAGTTAGTAAATCAGCCAACTTCGGTTTGTTATACGGAAGCGGTGCAAAAGGGCTCAGAAATTATGCAGCAGCGATGGGAATCCAGATGGATCTTGATGAAGCTAAAACGGTGCGGGAAAAGTTCCACGCTGCATATAAAGGCATCTCCGAATGGCAGCAGCAAAATGCTCGCGCTGCTGATGCGGCTCCGTACAATTCATCTATCCGTATACGCAAATCGGGCTTGCGGCGGTTTTTACCGGGCGAGAACAATAAACTTACGACCCGTTGCAACACCCCAATCCAAGGAGCTGGTGCCGCCGTGCTCAAACTTACGCTCGGCAAACTGTGGCCGTTCCTTAAAGCAGACGGGGAACAGCGCGT